TCGTTGTGCCTTTGGATTGACACCCTTCTTTTCTAGGACCTCTTTGACTACACGCTCACGCTGCGACTTGGATAATCCCTCAAGTTGCTCAGTGAGTTCCTTAATACGCTTCTCATCGTTGCGCTTGGCTTTCCGTAACTTTTTAAGTAAGTCACTTCCATCCATCTGCACTTCGTTGTCGGTATCTAGGTCGTCTTCGTCTTCATCCCAGTAGTTGTTGCTCATAGCAACCCACCCTTCTATTCGTTTGAATCGCAAGCCTCAGATTCTAGTCGGGGAACTAGCCTGGCTCTTACTACCAGTCTTATACGCTATGTGGGCTGGTCGGTCACATAGGATTCTATTTTATATTTGGCCTGCTGCTTTTCCGCTAGTTAGGGATACCCTATTCATACCAGCATTTGCGCCGAATGTTCCCGCTTCAGTGGCAGAAAGTCTTTGACGCTTACGTTGGGCAGATGCAAGAGAGTTAAACACTTCTTGCTCACCTTCGGCTTGTCCATAAACATCCATTGTATTACCATAGATATTAGAAAGTTTTTCTGCACCTGGAAGAATATCTGCAATAGTTGCATAACCCTTTTGAGCCTCAGCCATTGATACTCCCTGTGCTGCAAGTTGTTCTGCAACTGTTACTCCAGCAGTAAGTCCCTGACGGCCTGCTGCTACACCAATCTCTGATGCTGCAACCTGGCGCTCAATCTTCTGGAACTGCTGTTGTGGGTCAAGTACATATGCAACAAGGTCTTCTTGACCTATGCCGTAGTAATCACGTAGTTGTTTAGATACTGCAGGGTCTGCATTGCGAACACGCTGGACGGCAGTAACAACACGATTAGATAGTTCAGTTGGAGACATATCATTGGCAATAAACTGTGATACATAAGCATCATTGTCAAAGGTCTTAAGTCCATACGCACGCAGTACCTGACGGTATGAGTCTTCAAGATTAAGGTATTCAGCAGGGGATAAGTACTTTAAATCGTTCTTAACGCGAACGCCATTTGCCTTAAAACGAGTCTTATACTCTTCGCTTTCCTGTAGTTGTATAGTAATTGTGTCTTCTGTTGCACCATCAATGGCTAACTGCTCAATCTTTTTTGCCAATGTCTCAAGACCATAAGCCTTGAAACGGGAGTAAAGAACTTCAATCATATTCTTACGTGCGGTGGTTTTAGCAGCCGCTGCAGCAGCATCTGTTGCTGTTTTAGTTGAAGCATTTAAAGCCTCTTGAACTGCTTTATTTATATCTGCTTGAGTAAAGCCACCAGTGCCAAGACCAGTACCAAATCCAGTACCAAATCCAGTACCAGAACTGTCTGGTGCATCTTCAGTAAGAGAAGTATCATCACTGTATGTGGTTACCTTTTTGCGATTTAAACCTGTACCAGTATAGGTAATGGCCTTTACTGTCTTGGTACCCTTAATCGCTGTTGCAACCCAACCTTTATCATCGTCCCAAATATATGTATTGGTTGCGCTATCGGCTGGTTTTGGTGGTTTGACCCAGGTTTTAGTTGTTGCATCATAAATATAAGTTTTAGGTGTGCCAGCAGGGCGTGTTGGTTCTCCTGTTACAATTGGTGTGGGCGTTGGTGTTAAGCCTTCAAGGGCCAATGCGCTGGCTCTGGCCGCCAAGATAGCCTGTTGGCGCTCATCGGTTGTATCAACACTTGCTGGCGTTGGCGTTGGCGTTGGCGTTGGCGTTGGTGCATCTTCACCAATTGCATTTAAATATGAAGCATAAGATTCTCTGTCTTCGGGCGGAAAACTATTTTGAAGTCTATTCCATTGTGCCTCTGTTAATGCCATTATGCAAGCCCCAAATCTCTGAATACTGTAAGAGACAATGAATCAATAGTATCTCTAGCGTTGTTTGTAAAGCCCCACTTAGGATTTTTCTTTACTTTTTGTTCTGTCATCCATTGTGGCATACGTGCTGGCTTACCAGTAACTGGGTCTACATATTGCATAACTTGACGTATATCTGGGTCATCAAAAGATAATGTATCTGGGTCTTCTTCAAGGAATCTTGCAAATGTTTGTATAACACTTGAACCTTGCGAAGCAAGAGAAATACCTTTGTTGATTCCATCAGCGTAAGCAGGAAATGCGCTTGCAGATAGTTCCCTAATTTCTTTTTGTATATCTTCTGCTGTTATATCTTGTCCAAAAATACCTTTAGATTTTGAGTTCCAATAGTTACTATCTAAAAGACTACCTACTCCATATGAATTTGCATAGGCTTTTAACGTAGAAATTGAACCAAGGGTAGAACCACCAAGGTCACCAAGAACACCAGCCCTACCTAAAATATCATCTAACTCATCATCACTCTCTAAACCATTATCATAGGCAGAATCCAACTGCGCTTCAATTGCTGCGGTAAATTTAACGCCAACACCAATAAGACGATTCTTTTGTGTAGCCTTATACTTTGCTTTGTCGCTTTCGTATACACCAGGTTGGCTTACCTTGGCCTGAGCACGTTGACGTGCCATAGCATTTTTTGTTTTATAAAAGTTACTTGCTAATATTGCAGCACGAAAGCCATCAACATCACCTTTGAGATAAGCATTCCAAGCCTCTTGAAGTTTTGGGTCTGTATCTTTAAGAGCAAGAATCATTTGAATTTGAGTTTGCAATTCAGTATTGTTAAAAGCAGTATCTCTTGCCTTCTTGGCTGCGTCTACTTGGGCTTGTAGGTCAGAATCAGTAGGCTCTGGTGCAATCGGCATTACATACCCCCAGACATTATTTTAGTAGTTTCATTAGCAAATTCAAAAGCCTTGCGGCGTTGGTATTCAAGAGGATTATTTTTCTTTAAGTCTGCCTCAATCTTTGCTTGGGCAGCATCTTCATTAAAACCTCTTGTAGTTGTGCTTACATTTTCTAAAACGCCAGTCTTTGGATTCTTAACCTTTTTGGTTGTAGTAACCGTTCCAGTATTGATTGCTTCAAATTCAGCAAAGTGTTTACTTTTTTCTTCGCTGGTTGCCAGTTGGCCTATTTTTGATAAATAGATGCTATCTACAAAGTTATCTATTTCGGCGCGTTCTAGTGGTTGGACTTGACGCTGTGGAAGTTGGGGTGCAGGGGCTGCTTGCTTTGCGGATAGATTTAATAATTCAAGTGGCGTAATCTTAAACCCTTTACCAGATGAATAGATTTCAGCAGCCATATCAACTGTATCTTTCCATAATTTATAGGCACCAGCCTCGCCCAACTCTTCACGACCCATTAACTTAAGGCGTGCCATTACTTTTGCTTTGGTTGTTTTATCTTTCCAAAACTTAAGATAGGATTCCTCTATTGTTGATGTGTTTTCTGTAGTACCAGTTATAACGCTTACGGGACTTCCAGGGCGCCCCGCAGTTTTTTTGACTGGAATAGTCCCGCCAACATATACTGAGGATGTTCCACCGTTTGCTCCGCCGCCGCCAACCGAAGCCTCGGCCTCCTCACGGGTTGCACCCAGTCCCATAAAAAACCTAATCATTGCCTCACGGTCCATTTGCTACTCCTAGGTACTTGTTGTATACAGTATCTTGTGAAAGATATCTATCATACATATCTGAAAATCCGATATCATCTGATTTTAATTTTTTTACAACTACGTCATACAAAAATCTAATATCGCTATTACTTTTAGCATCAATATCTGCTGACTTACGTGCTCCTAATTGTAGCCCAAGCATATCTCTCATCTTCATATAAACAATAACAGATTTCCAAGTTGGATTATCTTTATTATCTTTCATAAATGTAGTATCGGTAATAACTTTTTTAAGACCCGATACTGTTTGTAATACTTTAACCCTGTTTACATCGTTATAATCTTCAAACCAGGGGGACACTGAGCCTGGAATTGGTTTTCCAGTTACTGGGTCTTTCACTGTTGCCAGGATGGAAATAGCCGTATTTTTAAATGCGGCTAAATCTTCTGCACCTTTTTGTCTTGTAGAACTTAATCCACGAGCAGTCAACTGGCTATCAATATAATCTTGAACTTTTCTAAATTTAATCCAACCTTCTTTTGCCTGGTTTAATTTTATTGCCTCTGCTGGCTCTCGTGAACCACGAAATGTTTCTGAACTTCCAGGGGAAATTGGAGTCTGTTGTTGCCACCAATAAGCAGTAGGATTAAATTTTGAAGTACTTGAACCATTAACAATAGCCCCAATTAAGGCTGGGTTATCATCTTTAATTTTTGAAATAAGGTTTGAATATCTTTTACTGTTTTCCACAGCGGTCATTGAAGGATTAACGCCTGTTTTATTCTGTGAAAAAGATAGGGCAAATTCAAAAAATTCTGGGTAGTCTTCAAAAAATTTACCAGGAGCCTCAAGGCCATACTTTTCTACATAGATGCGATATTTTTCAATATGCAATCTAAAAGGACTTTCAAATTGAGGCGTTACTGGAAGAATGAGCGAAGCCCATATTCGCATACTGTAAAAAGCATCTACCTTCTTTTTAATTTCAGCATCACTAGGGTATGGTAATTTAGCCTCTCTGGCCTTGCGATATTCCGTCTGCATTATAAGACCAAAATCATTGGCATAACTTGTATCTTTTACACCCATTTTTTGTTCTGTTAATCTTTTGAGCCAAGTAGGAAAAAATAAATTTGCATCTGTAGATGGCCCATAAGGGAAGGCCCAATTTACAACAGCAGAAAATTTAGGTTGATATTTTAAAACATAAGAAACAGGGACGCTAATATATGGTCCAATGCTTAATTGTAATGGACTGCCCATAAAAACAACATCCATTGTTCTTTTAGTTATTCCAACCTCGTTAAGGCTTTCAAGACCCTTACCTACAACAGGTATCTTCTTTAATGATTTTGGAATCTGAAACCACATCGTGTCATTAGGGTCATAACCCTTATAAGGGGGAACAATATCTCCGTTTTTGTCGGTTACGAAACCACCACTATTGGGGGCGTTGTATAGGGCCACTGCCCGACTAAATACCTGAGGGTTCTCAATACCCAATTTTAACCAAGTTGTTATTGAGTTAAGTTGTGCAGATAGAAAGGGAGATGTAAACCGCAGCGTTTCTGCAATGTTACTACGATTTATTACGCTATACAGAATCTCATTTACGCCTTTAAGCGCGTCTTTACGAGCACCCATTTCAAGACTTAATTGTATGTCTTGAAATTCTTTTTCAGTAAATCTTCCTTTATTAAGTCCTTCTGAAAGTGCTAAACGTTTTGCCAATGAACGCTCATACAAATTAAGAAATAGTGGGTTTCTAGCCAAAGCAGTTTCTGGCATAGAGCCAACAATTTTAAAGGCTGAAGAAACAAATGCTTTTATTCCGTAACTTGAAACTTTTGTAAGTGCTTCTTCAATAACAAATCCATTGACTATCGGCAATTTGTCTGGGTCTTTAATTGCATTACGTAAAAATTCTTCCGTAATTTTTTCACCAGATATAATTTTTTCTCGTATACCTGAGCCCACTGGCATATGAGCATTTAAAAAACCAGATGCTTGATAAACATATTCTTCCGCATCCCTTGCAGACAAACCCAATCTCTGTCTTAAGGCAACACCTTCTTTAGAATCCTTTAACCAGGAAATTACGTTTTCAATTTTATTTTTTGGGTTAAGAAGTTCTCTAATAACGGCGCTGTTACTAAAATCTTTATTAAGAGTTTTGGCCCACTCTGTATAATAATTAACCTGGTCTGGGGTTACAGAACCACGATTACCAGATACCACTTTGCTTCTATAAGTATCAGAAAAATTATCTAAAATACGTGATTGGATTCTTTCACCAGAGTTTAGGGTTTGAAAGAGTTCTCCAGTAGCGCCAGCAAAACCGTCATTAATAGTATATGCAAATCCATCTGCTGTATCAAAAACTGATGGGAGAGTAATTTCTCCCTGCCCTATACCTTTTTTTCTTGAAGCAAGTTTTCCTTTTTCAATTTTTGTTAATGAGGCATTATTTGCATCATATACAACTTTTTTTGTATCCAACTTAAGTTGTTCTGCTACTAACTTAGCAATGGCATCTAGGTCTTTAGGATTTTTACCCAAGGCTTTATTAATTTTATCAATTTCTTTTTCGTGAACAGCCATTTCACGACCAAGAGTTTGCAATTGTTTTTTTGTTTCTTCATAAGATAATGGTTTAATTCCATTTTTTGAATTTTTAATGTTATCAATAACTCTAGTTGCGGGTACCTTTAGATTTTCAAATAAATTTTTTGTGCCTGGGCCAAGGTACTTAAGTGTGGCAGTAAGTCCAACTGCAGCAAGAATACGCCCCTGAGAATCTGCTTGGTTGCGAAGTGGGTAGCCAAGGCGCAAAAGAACCCCTGCTTTCCATAAATCATTTACCGCTTCAAGGGTGTCTGTAATTTGGTTTTTTGTTCCCCAAACTAACTTTAACCTACCGTACTCTTGTTTAAGAATACTTTCAATATAATCAAAATTTGCCATTGGATAAAAGTTTGATGTTTGAGATTCAAAAAAGACGCTTGTAATATTTACATTATTAACCGCATCATAAACATAGCCAGTTTCTTTTCCTTCTTTTAAAAATCCATCTTTTGCTACAATATGTCCTTTAATTATTGCTTCCATCTGTTCTGGCGATATATCATATTTTTTACCAAGAGCAAGAAAACCTAATCTTTCAAAATTTTGAATAACAATTTTCTTGGCTTCTGGGCTTGCCGCAGCGGCAAAATCATCAATTGCTTTTCCAACAATGTTGTAGTCAAGGTAACCATTGCTGATAAGTCGGTTTCCAGTAAAAGTAATTTCGTTAATTGAGGAGCCTTCATTAAGATTCATTAGACCACTTGGACGCTTGCGCAAAGGGTAAGAGAAATTATAATATGCCCGATGAAAAGGTGTTGGTTGATAAACGCTTACACTAGGTAAATCAACATCTAAACTGTGAAATGGGACACTGCGTGCAGAGGCGATAAAACTTCCAGTACGCTGGGTTATTCCTAGCCCAATACCTTGTGTCAAAGGTGCCGTGCCTGGGGAGGCTATCCCAGTTAATTGAGAAATATATTTATCGTGCTTGGCCCAAACTGCTAAAAATTCTTTATCGGCTGCGATTTCTTCGGGGGTGCGCAGGTAGCCAAGGTCTAACATACCCTCTTCTGCTGTTGTAGCAATTTTGTTTTCATCGCGTAGTAAAATTTTTAAATCTCTACGGCTTAATTCACCGCTTGCTATTCTAAGAGGTTCGGCAATGTCTGGGCGTTTTAATATATCAAGTTTTGCAACAGAGCCAGGGTTTCCCAGTAGGGCACTCATTGTATGTAGGGCTTCTTCTTTGGTTGAAGTTACACCAAGTAAATAAGAAGATGAGGCTGGGTCGTTGGCTTTACCAATCCAAGGATGGTTTAACGCATAGATACCATCATTTGCAGCAAAGTCGTCACCAAGTTTTGAGTACTTATTTACTTCCCCAGCAAGGGCTGCATCAATTCCTTTGATTGCAGTAAATGAATCATCTGCCATTTTAGCAACTTTGATTGCTTTTCCAACAATTAAACTTGGGTCTAGGAATAGTTGTTTTTCAACATCACCTATACCAGATGTAATTTTACCATATAGACTTGACTTAAAAGCCCTGTCGCGCTGAGTGCTGTCATAAATATCAAAATCTGATTTTAAATACTGTGGAAGAAATTCTTCATTATCTGTGATAGATGATATGCCTTTGAGAATTGCATTCTGTGGTTGCGAATAAGCCATACCTTGACCAAGGGGAACTTCTTGGCGATTATCCCAAGCCTTTTTCCATTGTTCTTGATTTTTTTTACGAACTTCAGAATCAAATAATCCTGCTGTTAAACCCGTACCTGTACGCTCGGCTTCTAACCCGAAGGACGTTACTGCGGCTGCTGGCTCCCAAAGAATATTTTTAGCAGTGGCATAATTTGCAGCAACAATTCCACCAAGGGGACGGAAGGTGTTTTTATTTGCATCAATCGTAGCCTGGCTGATTGTATTTAAAAAACCATTAAATTCTTTCCTGTCATTCCAGGGAGCAGTTGCTATATCCCAGAAAAATTTAGGACCAGCAATAAGTGAAAGCCCTACATCTCTGGTCCAATCAATGGTTCCCTTTGTAAGGTCATTCATCTTTTTCCATACACTCATATTTCGCTACCGCGCAACAAGTTACTTATAATAGAACGAGTTTCTTTTGAGGTGCTGGGTTGAGATGCAACAAACTGTAAAACTTGTGAATATCCACGAATAGAGGCATCAAATTCAACGTTGTCAGGTTCGGACGGGGTTGGAAGTCCAGGGATACTGTTAGCACCATCACCCATTGATGCGCCATCCATAACACTTTGGTCGCGAAGTTCGCTTGGTGCCGTAATTGGAGTAACTGGAGGAAGTTGCGGTGCAGGAGTAGCAGCACCGCCCGTAGTGGCAACTGCGGCATTGCCCATTTTACGCTGGTCATCAATAGTCTTATTCATACCGTATTTAAATCCACTTGCTTTGCCACTTTGTCCATCGCCGCCGAAAGGGTTGACATTAGCAGGATTGTATTGAGGACCTCCGTTAGCGCCACCACGATTTTCTGGTGCTGTTGTCATTGGTCATCCTCTGTTTCTGTAGTATTTTCAATAAGTTCACTGTTGTATTCTTCGGCTAACTGCATCATTCCCGCTGCGTTCCAGGGAGTCATAGCATCACTGACTTGTGTGTGTAAAAATCTTTCGCCTTCATAGTCTGCCCACTCGGATATAAGAATCCAGTTAGTAGCAATGTAATTTTTTCCCACACTGTCTGTATCAACCAAGATACGCAATGCTTCTTCTACCTTTGAGCGGAACTCTTTGCTCATTTTTTGTATTGAGTCTCTGTGATAAAGGGTTCTGCTGTTTTACTATCATTAAGTGCAGCGATTGCAATGGCTGCTTCTGGTGTTACACCAGCATATAGTGCGCCAAGGGCGTAATCTCCGCCAGTGCCTATTGCGTAATACCCCATATTACTTCGGGAAACTGCTAAGTCGCTATCAATTTCAAAGATACTGCCATTGATTGCAATAAGTATATATAGTTCAAACTCTTTATCCGAAGGTTTAGAGTCTAAGATTCCACTATCTACCAATAACTGCTTAAGCGATGGAACAACCTTGTTAATCATAAAAGAAAAAAGGTTGTCTTTGTCTTTGTTAATTAAACTTGGCGGTTTCCAACCGTGTAATATAACCTGTATTGCTCTTACATCTCCTGCTGCACCAATAATAAAGTTACCGTTTGTTACAACCTTAACCATATCTGGGTGAGCATAAATCTTTGTATCTCCAACTACGCGAGAATCTGCTAGGACCACGCAACGATTTGCGTATTCAACACCAATAATCGTTGTCATAGTCCCCTATTTTCTTTATTGTCGTCTAATTGTTCTTACACTTGCATTAGCCTGACCCGCCCCGCTTAAACTAGATAAAAGACTTTGTATATCTTGAGGCTGTTGCTGTCCTAGTTGCATTTCTGGAGAAGGAGCGCCTCCTGCTGGAGCAGCCTCAGGAGCAGGGGACATTTGCTCAACCGATTGTGGCACTCCAGCAGGAGGGACCTGTTGCTGCGGAGCGAATGTGGCTTCAATTGCGTCTTCTAGTGCTTGACCCTTTTGACGAGCCTTGATAACCGCAGCAATCTTACGTACAACTTCAGAGGCATCCTGGCCTTGAGTAGCCATCTGTGGAATTGCCTGTGTATATGCCGTAAGTGAACCAAGGAGTGCACCACGCATATCTTCAATTTCAATTTTTTCTAATTCTTGTGTTACGTTAACTGTAAATGGTAGTTCTCTCATAGCCATATCTCGGCTGATGAGTTTTCCTCCAAGTGCTTGAAGCATAAAGATAAGACCTTGTGCTGGATTAAGACCAGCGAGCATACCGTAACGGACATCAGCAGAATAGTCACCCTTGATATCTTTGGCTGGCTTATATGTAATCTCATAAGGTGAACCCGAATCTACTCCACGAATTGTTTTTTCTTCTGAGTAAATCATTTCATCTACATTAAAGCAAAGACTAATAATGTCCCGAAGAGTTGCAGCAAAGATTGCTTGTGCAGATTTAACCTGTGTATCAAATGCTCCCATAAGAGCCTGGACACCTTGACCAGTAACAACTGATTGGCTAATATTTCCAGTACGAGATTCAGGGTAGCGTGTACCAACACGAAGTTCTTGATTAAGAATGTTCTGCTCAGTAAATGCGCCCTGCGGTAGAGTAAGTTCTACGCGGCGGACACCTGCTGGGTTGGATGTGCGGATAACCGCATCGCCACCAAGTTGTAGTTCTTGTACATCTTGTGGAAGTACAATAGGTGCCTGTACAGATTTCTCTGCAGCCTCCATTGCAAGTAATGCAAATCGGTTACGCAGTAACTGGATACCTAGTACATCATCAAACTGTCCACGCATTTCACCATCAATGGATGGCTTGCGTGCAACAACAACCATCATCTTACCAAGCGGATTAGCAGCCTGAGAAAGAACTAGATTCTCTCTACGTGGTACATAAATTATAGATTGGTCTTTGTCGTAGTAACGAACCATTTCAATGGTTGCATTAAGGTCTTGCTTATATCCCTCTGAACCCAGAAGTTCTCTGTCATACTCTGGGAACTGAGATACCAGTTCACCAAGCGTCATAGAGTATCTCTTGGCAAATGCCACACAACGTCCATAGCGGTCAAACTCTGGGTAGGCCCCAATAGGATTTTCTATGCGGATACGTGGCAGTTTTGCTTCATCGTCTAGTTCAATAATAAACGGGACGAATCCGTATGTTAGATACCAGTCAGCACCTGAATACATCTGTACTGCTAGGTCTGAGTTTTGGAAATAGTTAGAGGCAATACGAGTGCGCTTGTCAGCAAAGGTACGGGCTCTATCAGATACTTGGTTGGCTGCGGAGCAGTTAACGGCAGGCAGTGGGGCCATTACTTCAGATAAGTCACGAGCAACAATGTCAATAAAGTTTGCTACTACGTTTGCATCAACGCCCTCTGGAAAGAAGTTAGGATAAACCTGGGCAATCTTTCCTTTACGGACAGCAAGTACGTCAAGGTTACGCGCATCACGTTCGTGATTGCGGTAACGCAGGGATTCAACCCGTGCCGTTACCTGCTCTATTGATAATGCCATTATTGTCCTAACGTAGTTTTAAAAATTATCTAGTTTTTTTATTGGGATTTGAGCGAATACGTTTTTCCAACTCAGCCATTGTTGGTGTATTTGACTGCAATATTTTTTTAATATCGTTGCGGGCTATTTGTTCGGTTGACTCAGGAAGTCCAAGCCTTTTTAACATTTCTTTATAAAACGGGTTTACATTACTGCCGCCTTTGCCAGAGATGCCACCACTTGTACGTGGGGCGCTTGAGCCTGAGTATCCTGATGCCATAGTATTATCCTTAACTGTATTGTGATGACCATTGGTCTGCGAATGCTTCATCCAAGTTGATGGATTGGCGTTGGTTGATTTGTGATTGAGTCGCCCAACGATTCTGAGCAAACTGTCCTACCTTTGAAGAGCGATTCATTAGTTCGCGTACGCGAATAACTGCAAACCACAATGCCATAACACAGTCGGTTGGATTCTTAGTGTCAGGCTTCCAAGTAATGAGTTCTTGCACTAGAGTCTTTAAACCCTCGGAGCCTTCGTTGCTTGGTAGTTCCATTAAGTTGTTATCTTGGAAACGTCCATCACGGGTATTACCAAATAGGCTTGCCATAGAGGCAACACCAAAAGATACATCCCACTTGTTCTTACCAGTAAAGTGTGAGTTGAGTTGGCAACCGTGAGAGGCTAAATAGTTTCTTAAGACATCATCTAAGGCATAAGCCTTCTGATGAGCATTGATTTCAATTCTTAACTCTTGTGGCTTGTATCGCTCTACCCAGTCCTCAATCAAGTTCTGAATCTTGGCTGGAGTAGGCTCAACCATATTGACGCAATCTAAGATATAAATTCGTCCGTCTTGGCGATTGTACGAAACAACGACAGCACCAGTAGCACCAGACATAGCGGGGTCAAGACCAATAACAGTATAAAGGCTGTCAGTATTTTTCGGATGTCCTGGTGTACCCGCCTTTAACGGGCCTCTCTTTCGCATTCCGTTGACCGAGCCAGCCACGCAGGTAGGCGAGAATATCGAGTCTTCTTGGACATCTTCTTGTTGGTAGACCATAGCCCAGACAGATGGTGCAACTTCAGAGCGGCGTGTAAAGAGAGAGGGTCCATCCCACTTAGGGTAGAGACCGTCTTCTCCGATTTCATCTATTTCGCCTTCTTGCTTGTCAGTCTTTGGCCAGAGTGTTTTCCAGTTCTCAGGCTTCTCATCAAACTCTAAAACTGCTGGTTGTGAGAAGTAAGTGAACGGTGACTTGCCACCCGTCCATTGCCCACCATCTCGAATCATTTTATAAAGGTCAATGGGCGCGACACGGGTTCCTACGATAATTAGTTTTCCGTGCCGCCCCAGGCGTGTGATAACTTCCTTCTGAAGCCATTCAATTTGCTTCTCCCACTCGTGGGCATTTGAGTTCATCACAACATCGTCTAGGATAATCAGGTCGGCGCGAGCACCGTAAATCTGTGAGCCAAAGCCCAGAGCCTGTACGGTTGGGTCTTTCTCGCCAGAGTCTCGGCCCGTACCTAGATAAATCATATCGGCAGACCATTGAGTTGCATCTGCCTTAAAGCCACCGTTAGGGCCAAAGGCCACCTGTAGTTTAATATAGGCTGGGTGGGAAAGTCTTGTCTTAATTGCCCCAAGGAACTTACGAGCCATACCTTGCGTCTTAGAGACAATGATTACTCTGGAGTTAGGGTTGGTAACAATCTTGTGGACCACGTAGTTAGTCGTAATGACTGTGGACTTAGCGTGCTCTGGGGGTACGTTAATCAAAATACGGTTGAGAGCGTTTTGCTCGTAATTCATAGAGGGGTGTAACCAGCGGGGCTCACGGCCCTCAATCAGGTCATACCAGTCGTAGTGATGCTCAAACATCTTGGTGTCAAGGAATTGCTCACAGAAGTCGGGGAAGGCTATATCCTTGAGTTCTGCTAAGTCAGCCTTAATGCCTTTGCCTTGGAGTCTGGCCTCATCTGCCCTTTGTTTAAAGTCAGGGTTTTGCATTGACCATTGCCTAAAGGTTACATCGTTTCGACCTACAGTAGACATAGCAGCGGTAATTGTAGAACCTTGCTGCAGTTGGATTAGGACTCGCTCTTGGGCTTCGTCCTTAGGGATATTTTGTATCCCAGGCTTGCGCCCTCTGTTAGCCATAATAAGGTCCCCTATATCGGTCTAATAACGCCCTCTGTAAAACGGCATAACTGTGGTCGTCTAGGACATTCTGTCCTATATATTTATATATTATATATAAGACTTGCGGAATTAAAGGGAGCAAGTCTGCTCTTTAATTCGTAGTAATTATTTTATTACTACATATATAGATAACCCGTTGGAACGGGTAAAACCGAACACTCTGTAGAGATATATTTTTATATTAGGGGGCTATATATATAAAAGCCCTGGTCAGGGCGCTATAACAGAAAATTTATGATTGATACTATATACGGCCAGGGCACGGCCATTAATCAATGCCCCCTCAAACATCTAGCCTCACGGCAGAATCGGGGGCACTTATCCATTCCTCACGGCGTGAGGGTTCTATTCTGCCCCCAATAAGGGGGCATATGTTCTACCGATTGGCTTTATTGATACCCGCGAAAGGCGGGCTGGCTTATTGTGGAATAATAGGAGAGCGTCGACTCTCCCCCCTGCATTAATCGGACGGGGGGAATGTTTGGAATAGTTGAACATTCAACCATTATGAGCCATTGAACAGGTTCCGAAAATGTGACGCAAATCACATCGTTTCCCCTTGCTTTATGTCTTACGGCGTGAGAGAGTTCTCTTATCGGGTAACCAATCCCGCCAAGATAGGAGAGAAAGTGAACACAACAACAAGCAAGAAGAAAGCAACAAGCGCGGCGGACATATTCGCCAAGCCTGCCAAATCTGAGAACCTCTCAACAATCACCAAGGCATTGGAAGAGGCTCACGCCATCATTGCCAAGGAGAACAACGCACCCCGTGCAACAATCGTTACAGGCCGCTCATCTACGGTTCACGGGCACTTTACCCCTTGGACCCCTTGGTCAAATGGTGAAGAAACATTTCACGAGATATTCATTACGATAAGCAAGAGAACCGCCCGCGAACTACTAGGAACATTACTACACGAGACAGCGCACTCAATCGACAATAAAGAGGGCGTACGCGGTACAAGCGGGGACGGGTATCACAATAAGAACTTTAAAGCCCGCGCCGAGGGCTTAGGCCTCACAATCACACAAGCCCCGCGCATAGGGTTTAGCGTAACCACCGTCTCCGATGAGTGCGCCGCCCGATGGGCAGAACCCTTGCGCCTAATAGAGGAGGCTTTACGCCTTACCGCCGATAACGACGGGGGAACCGCCAAGCCTAAGGGACGCAATAAGAATCTCCTAGTGGCACAATGTTTATGTGGTGAGAAGATTCGCCTAAGTCTTAAGACATTGAAAATGTGCGCCCCTAAGTGCCAAGAATGCGGGAATGAATTCGAGGTAGACCAGAGCAACCAAGCCTAGAAAGGCAGCCCCCGCCTAGCGGGTACGGGTTCACAATCCGACGGGGGCACGATGTGACCAACATCACACCGCAAACGCTAGACAGGCGGCGGCGGGCGTGAGAGGGTTACAACAAGGAAGCGGGAAGATGTCCCGTTACCACTTAAGACAGGAGAAAAAAGAAATGGAACAACCAACAGCACGGGGGCAATTCGTGGCAGATTACACCCTAGTAACCGACAACGACCAAGAAGCCTACCGCGAGGCCTTAGACATCGCACACAAGGCAGGCGGTTCAGTAGTAAAGGCAAGCGAAAAATTCAAGGAGCAATTCGAGGACTACATCTCGCAGGTAGTAGAGAGAGAGCGCGAGCAGGGCAACACAACAGGCGCGGACTTAATCTCTCAAATGCTTATCGGATACGGCTCTGATTCCTTTGACGACATCGCCCGCCATTACATAGACACAGAACTAGAGACCCGACTCTATGACCGCTTTACCTCACGACTTAAGACAGAAGCAACCAAATGAGCACGGCGATTACAGGACAAGCGAACAAGTGTGAATTATGCGGGGCAATCGGCAAGCGCAAGGCACGGGTCTTCATTGTGAAAATTGACGGGCAAAGCGTGGCGGCTTGTTCAAAATGTATCACCGCGAAACATCTTACGGGTTGGAGTCTTTAAGACTTAAGACACAAATGTGACTAACATCACAGCCCGCCACCCTTGACAGGGGGCACAGGGTGCGAGACCCTAGGCGGGCACGGGTAGGAATCTACCAGAACCACAAACGACAGGAGAAAAGCAAGTGCAAACACACGAACTCTTCAAGATAATGAGTAAGCCAATGGCACGCAGTTTCAGCAAAGCAGAAAATGAAGCAATGCTAGAAGTTCGCCGTGAGAATGGCAAACTTTATGACGAAACGATGAAAGCATTGAGCGAGTGGAACATAAACAACAAAGAGCGAACAGAAAAAATTCAAGACAACTACAGAGCCCATATGGAACTAATTCAAGCACAGATTAAAGCACTCTACGACACCCAAGAACTGGTTAGGGAGCGCAAGCATAAAGCAATGCAAGTAATTCAAGACGAACAATGGGAAGCCTTAGCCCCACTCCGCGAAGCACAAAAGGAAAGAGAAGAAGCAAACAAAGCAAAAGGGCAAGCAATTATGGAAGCACTAGTCGCAAAATATGCGAAGAAAGTACAAGCAAAACAGAGCGCGTGAGGTAACTCACAGCCCCGACTCTCAGCGGGCGACAGGTTCACGACCTGACGGGGCACGGTGGCAAATGTTCACCAAGTACGACTTAAGACAGGAGAAAACAAATGAACACAGAAGAGTTCTTGAATTTCGGATTTGATAACTACAGCCTACAACTAACAACCTATTTTGGAGATGTCTTTCTACCTTGGAGGACTGTAATCCTTGCGGTGTTAATCTTTGCAGGGCTAAAGGTTCGCAAGATAATCAAGGCACGCAAGGCGGGCAACTAATGGAGTCACTATTTATCGTGTGCTACTTGATAGTATTTTTCGGAATGCTTGCCCTTATCGGTAATGCAGTAGACAGATTATGGACAGCACACAAGAAAGGCCTTGCCAGAGTGCGGGCTTATGACTTAAGACAGGCAAACAAATGAATCAAGTTAAGTTACAAGAAACGTACCGCCGACTTGCCAAACGGGCGAGGGAGCAACGCAACGCCAGTAAAAGCAACGATGACTTCGACTATTGGCACAAGATACTTAACCAAGCGCAGTTACAACTTAAGACACACGAGAATAAAAAATGAGCGACACAGTTGTAATATGTGGAGATTGCTTATACCCTATCAACCAATGCGAACACAGAGAGACAGGAGAATAAGGTGAGTACAGAGCAAATAAGTTGGAGCGAACTAGCAGAGTTGACACACGCAACACAGGTAAATAGGTTTAACTGGTGCTGGTGTGAAGACAATGAAGGAAATGAAAACCCATACGATGATTGTCCAAAGACAGGAGAAAACAAATGAGCACAGAACAGGAACAAGAGTTAGCACTTAAGACACTAAAGGAAGCAATACAAGCACTCAAAGATTACGGACTAATGACAGAGGGGGAAGAAGAATGAAACGCTATGAGGTCAAGGTATGCAAAGTCATCTTCAGTATGACAGATGAGTTTGATTCATTCAATGAGGCAAGGGACAAAGGCGTGGCAGTACGTGACGCACTCAAGGCTTCGGACTTAAGTAAGAACGTGGAGTATTTCTTCGAGGTAGATGAGTTGGAGGAGGCAACAGATGACTAATCGCATAATCACAGCAGAAGTAGACGAACAATGGTTCGAGATATTAGGGCAGATTACGCGCCACCAAGATGGATTCATATGGATAGGGGTAGAAGATGACGCAACATTATCAAGTAGTGTATGAGACAAAGGGCGTGAAGGTAATCAATGTATGGCTATCACCTGAGCAAGAACTACCCGAACAATGGAAAACTATGACCTATGCCGAGCAAGACGAGTGGTTGTATGAACACCAAGTGCACTCAAATGTTAAGTGGACAGATGAATACAAAGGCGAGGCAGTCAATGTGTTACCTGTCTTAAGTCTTAAGTTGGTAATTTAATGGGGTTGAGGGACAAGGGGTGGCACGAGCAGGGACTCTGCAACGGACACCCCGACCCTGACCTATGGCACTATGAGAACTCAGTCTTTGAGGACGAGCAGAAGTTGCAAGTCTTAAGAAGTGTAGAGGCAATACAAATATGCAGGAAATGTCCAGTCATAGAAGAATGTTTTAAGCAGGGGATAGAGTCAGATAATATGCAGTACACAGGGGGTGCAAGTTCTATTTGGGGCGGTATGTTAATGACACAGAGGTATCTTGTGAGCGTGAAGAACCCATCGAATAGGAAACTCATCTCAGAAAGCCGTCACCTAAGAGATGTGAAGCGATTGCTTGCTATAATAAGTAAATGAAAAAACGATTTATAGCAGTCGCAGTATTGACCGCGCTGATAATCTTTATCCCCGTAGGAAATGATGTCGGTGTCAATGTAGATTTAACACTCAAACACCCCGTTGCTATCCCAACCAAGGCCAGTATGGAGCAGAAGAAAGCCAACAAGATTATGGCTATGAAGTTTGCTAAGGCTGGCTATGGTTGGGACTTAAGACAGAGGAAATGTATCTACAAAATATTCACAAAAGAGTCTCGCTTCGATAACTATGCAGACAACAAGCACTCAAGTGCATATGGAATCGGACAGTTAATGAACGAGACAAGCACAGACCCTGCAATACAGATACTAAATGCCTACCGCTATATCAAGCACCGCTACGACACACCGTGCAAGGCGTGGGCGCACCACTCTAAGGGCTGGTACTAAGTGTTAGACTTAAGAGGTAAGCCAATAACTACCTGTGTATGTGGTTGTAAAATGTTTATCGTTACGCTAATGTGGGACGATGAGACGAGAGAGGCAAGTTGGTATGACTTAAGGCAGGAATGCAAGGAGTGTGGGGCAATCAGCACCGCACCAACACCGATAGATTGGAGAGATGAATGAATAATTATAAGGTAGTTGCAACACAAAAGATAAGGTCTGTGGGAATATTCAAGGCAGAAACAAAAGAAGAAGCAATAGAAAGGTTTAGGGTTGCTGGATTGGAACTTGATTACACTACAAGTAAGTTAGATTATTTAAGTTCAGGTTGGAATCCAGTTGCAACGATTGTCGGTGATGATGAATGAGCGAAAAAAAGATAGGTAAATACTGGTTTGCTTGGGGACGCAAAAGCGGATTTGGTATCGGGTTTAGTCTAAGTAAATATGGTTGGGATATAGACCTAGGCTTCTGGTACATAGCGCAGGAGTTTTAATGCCAACGTATGAGTATCGTTGTCGCAAGTGTCATTCACTTCTAGTCTTAAGTCGTAACTATGAACAACGAGATGAGGAAGTTAGTTGCCCTTGCGGGCAAGTATCAAGTAGGATATATTCATCACCAGCAGTTCAGTTCAAAGGGACTGGATTCTATTCGACAGGAGGCTAGAGATGTGTGAAGTATGTGAGAGCGGTGGTTGTTCTAACTGTCAGCCAAAGAATGAAACATTACAGTTTGCTAGTGGAAAAGATATAGAAGAGTTCTATAATTCATATGGGGAAACAATGTATGTAGACCCAGCCGAGGCTAATCTTCCTGCACAATAGGAACATCATCCTCATCGCGGAATGGTTTGAATCCACCAATCTTGTTAATCAGTTTCTTGATGGCACGCTTGTGTCGCATACGGGCGGTGTCTTCAGAACCTAAACCTAGTTGGCTTGCAATATCTCCGAAGTCCATCGCCTCAACATAGCGCAGGAACAATAACTTCCTATCGTCTTGGTGCAGTTTCCAAAATCCAAGGTCAACTTCAATCATCATAGCCATCAGGTTGCCACCCTCACTTGGAGCAGAGGGACGAGCAGGGCCACCGAGATTGAGTTTATGTGTCACACCGAACTCACCTCTTAAGACAGGAGGAAGCAGGGCCTCAACCATATCTGATTCATAAAAGAACAGGTCGCTGGTCTCATAACCGCCAGACTTAGCCTTCCAATGTTGGCAGTAATCTAAAGCCTGATTGCGCAGGCTACGATAGATAAGATTCTTTGCATCTTTCTGACCGATTGCCTCCCAAGTATCCAACTTATTGGGGTGTTCAAGAAACCATTGATAGAGAATCTGTCTTAAGTCTTGAGGTTCAATGTCTTGAAACTTGCGTGAGTACTCAGAGGCAACGGCATCTACAATATATTTCCAAGGTTCGATACGTTCCCAGCCGATACTCATTTAATTTTATACCCCGCAGTCGTAGGTAGGAAGGTAACTTCCTTCATTATCTTAGATTTATTAGCAAACTCTGTAGTAACTGGCAGCCACTTCTCTTCCCATACCAAGTTCTCCACATCTGATAAAAGAAAAGACCAAACTCCATCGGGGGTAGAGTTAATATACCACGCCTTAAGACCTAACTCATTAGCCTTGCCGACCAAGAAGTCATACTTTTTCTTCTCCAAAAGCAAGGTATCGTAGTGAGTATTGCGGGACTTAAGTTCTATAAACATCTTAAACTCTTGCGTCACACAATCAAAGCCATCGTATTCATTTTCTGAGTGCTCTAAGTCTGGCATTTGTGACTTAAGCCAGAGGAACAACTCTTGTTCTTTCACTCTTCCCACTGTCCCCTTAGAACAAGGAGTCCGATGATTGCATAGTTAGCCATATCTTTGAAGGAATCCTCCAAAGATTCGTGGTCGGGTGTAGCACCGCTCTCTACTAAGTTGTTAATCCTTGCAAGTTTGTCGTGCATCCGCACCCTTAACCCGTTGAGTGCACCACCAGGGGCTAGAGAGATATTCTTGGGGCCATAGTCTCTATGCTTGCTGAGCAGAAGAGCAGAGAGTTCCTTGGTTGTGTTGGAAAGATAACCCTCTAGGTGGACCTCTCGTTTAATAGTGGAATGCTGAGAGTTACTATGAGGTCTGCGCCCTTCCTCTCCGTCTGTACTATTTTCAAGCCAAGCCCCGTGAGGTATTGGATAATCTGCCATATCTCTTCACTCTCCATCTTCTTCATCGGCTATGTCCTTCTTTAATAGGGCTTCTAAATCTTCATCGAAATGTTGCAGTGCTGACTTGACAATCATATCCTCAACCAGTTCATCTACTAGGTCATAGCCATTCTCACTAGCAAAGAGAGTGACATATGTAGACTGTGTGATTAATTTAATTTGTTCAGGTTCGCTTGCATTGTTATACATAAACCTTAACAGGGAACCAAGCAATAACTTATACCCATTGGGCAAAAGATAATACGGGTCGAACTCGTCATCCTCTTCCAAGGTATGGTCTATCAATTGAAAAGAATTTTCAAAGGTTTCGTTGCAATCATTACAATAGTTATGCGGTGGTTCATCATCGAAGGTCACTGAAACCCAGCCTTTTCTTTTATATATCCTGCTCCGTATTTGACGAAGGCTGAGTTGACATCTTCTCCATCTGGCAATTGCACAATAGTAACGGGGAGTTCCCTAGCCAGTGAGCGTGCGAACTCCGTGCCAGCCTGGTCGCCATCTGCGAAGACGAAGACTCTTTGAAAGTCCGATAGGAGCCTGGTGTAATGTTTCTTCCAAGAATTAGAACCAGGTACACCAACGCAGAAAAAACCCACACAGGAAGAAACAGTAATAGTATCCAGTTCACCTTCACACACTCCTATAAAATCGCCCGCACGTTCAACATCTAGCACGTTATACATTTTAGTTTCGGCCCCAGTCATACCCATATACTTTGGTTCAACTGCAGGATTCAAACTTCTAAATCTTAAATCAACCACGCCAGTTTTAGTTATGTACGGTATGGATAATCTGCCACCAAAAGATTCGTGCCCTATCTCAGGCTCCGCGACTACGCCTAATTGCGCCAGACGTGCTATCTCCATTGAGATACCTCTGCTTTTTAGGTAATCTTCCGCCAGATAAATGTTTGCCGCGTACCGCTTGGTTGCTACACCCAGTAATTCCTTCTGCAAAAGTGACTGCTTCACGTATGTTTATCCCTTCTTGCTGCGAAATAATTTGAAGACTGTTACCTTGCACTCCGCAGGCGAAACAGATGAATATGTTATCGTTGAGATTAGCACTTCCAGATTGGTGTGTGTCGGAATGGAAAGGACACTTGAGATTAACTTGCCCGTTTCCTTGTCGAACACTTGCTCCGTAGTGGATAAGAACTTCTCTGATACTTGGAAGGTCGCTGTCAATGTTTATCACCATATCCCGCTTCTCTTAATAGATGTACCGCATCTTCTAACCTTAGCAAGCAGACCCAATCGGGGACCGACTTCTCACCTTGACCATTAAGTCTTAAGACTACAACACCAAGTGCTTTCTTTTTTCTATCTTTTAATTGTTTAATTGCTGCTGCTGGACTAAATCCAGCCCGTGCTTTTACCTCAAAATCTATACCAACACAGCCAGTAATATCACTGCCACTACGACCAGCACCTGTAGATTCCGCAAATGGGAATCCGTTGTCAACAAGGTAGTTAGCCAGGACTTTTTGACTTCTGTATCCACGATGTTTCCTACTCTGTGATGGCAATTAAGAAATACTCTTGTCCCTGTGTAACGCTTTAATTGCCAGTTCTAAACCAGCATTAACGCCATCAAGATACTCGCTAGTACTTTCAACCTTGAGTTCTGTAATCTTTTGAATAGACTTTTTGATTTCATTATCCATTGCAAAGACAACGAACTGACGAATCTCTTGTGTCATATCGTCTTCTTCTTCTCTAATCATTATCCGCCATTCTCTGGTATGTCTTCCATATACATAAACTCAGGGTTAAATGATAGCCAACAAGTCAGGTTTGCGTTGGCATCGGCACGCCCATATCTGTTCTTTACTGGAGCAACCGCCATAGAAGTACCAACGACACCAAGAGTGCAGATAAGAGCAGGTAGTTGAGCAACCTTACCCTGAAGGGCAGACCTAGGCTGGCACGGATTTCCCATAACACCCTCACTTGTATGATGAAGAACAATAATTGCAGCATTAGTTGCACGAGCAAGATACTTCAACTCCTTCATAATGGCACGCATTGAGGCGAACTCCTCACCACCATCGGTGGCTACATCCATCAGGTTATCTACAAAGACAGCAACAGGTGGACAACCCCAGAGTTCCTCGAAGGCTTGGACTTCCTCATCAATGTCTTGCAATGTGGGACTGGATTCAAAAGACCAGACAATATGGTTACCCCTAGCAAGGGTAGCCTTGGTCCAACCAATGTCGCTTTCCATTAACTGTTCTACATCTGTCTGATTCTTACCTGAAATCATTGAGGCTAATCTCATAGCCATTGTGTGTGCATTGGTATCTGCTGAGATGTAAAGACTAGGCACCTTCATCTTAAGTGCCAACGCCAGGGCTAAAGTAGATTTACCAACACCTGGAGTTCCTGCCAACATAGAGACTTCTGCTCTACGAAATATAATTTTGTTACTTTCAAAAGAACGAAAGACAGAGGGCAATGGTTCCCCGCCTATGTCTGACCTGCCAACACTTCTTACTAGCGTTCTCATTCAGGTTGCTGCCTGACAATTGAAGCAGCGTGATGATAAGTCTTAGCCCTCACAGCAGTATCGTTAAAGTTGTAGTCGTTGCTTATCATCGCGTAAGTTGCTTGTCTTTCCAACTCTAACGCTATGTTATTACGAATAAATCTTTCAAATTCAGCCATAGGGAAATCTGACATAGAGTATTTTTTTTCTGTATTAAAATCCATTTCATCTCCTGTCTTAAGTTGGAAAGAGAGTTACCAATCATCCAATGCCCCCGACAATCGGTAACTCCCTAACCAATCCTTATTCGATTATGCCCTGTATTAGTTTACTGGCTTGCACTGGTCTGCGCCCATCGGCTGCGGGCAGACCCACATCGCGTACGGCTTGCCCGTTGCTTTGGCTAACCCCGTCTTGTAGGAACGTGCTCCGTGAACGCAGGTTGGTGTACTTGATGGAGCCTGCTGCGGGGCTGTTACGAAAGTAGGAATTGCTTGAGTGACGGGAGTTGAAGAGGTGGTTGCCAAAGGGGAGACAACGTATGCACCTGTAATCATCTTTGCTGTTGCTGCAATTTGTGTTGAGTAATCAGAGATTCCCTCTAGCAATATGCTGAGTTCTTCTACCGTGTTAGCACGTATGTTAATCATATCTGAATTCGATGCCATAGTGGAACGAATAGAGACCTGTAACTTATAGTCATCTGTTGCCATTTATTTTTCCTTTGCGAATTGGCAGTGTGCTGTGAGTCCACAGAAACTGCACGATTGTAGGTTCGGTAGAAATATACCAGCCTTTCGGGCTTTGTCAAAGCCATCAACAAAATATTCCAGCGTGTCTTGCGTATATCTACTTAGGTCAATCATTGTCCCTGTCCCAGAATCTCTGGACATCCAGTAGTTACCTAGATTAACTTTTACTCCGAGCATCATCTCAACCCCTACTTTGTAGAAGCCTAGTTGAAGGTCGGATACGGGTAAGCGTGATGAAGTCTTGAGGTCAACTATAACTAACTGACCATCAACCTCAAATATCCTGTCAATAAACATCTTCACTGTTACACCAGCGATGACAGGGTTGAGTTCTAGTTCGATAGCCCTGGCACCTTGTGGTGTGGTCCAGAGTTTCCAACTAGGATTGTTCTTGCGCCAAAGGATATAGTTATCTACCCATTTGGAACCATTGGTATTCCACCAAACTTCATCTTCTTTGTTTGGGTTAGCAATCGTTGCACGCCCAGCCCTTCGGGCAGTAGCAAAGTCAAGTCCTTCTGTTTCTTTTTTCCAAGCAGTATCCCAGAATGTATTACTCATTTTCTAAGTCCCACATCTCTGCTGCTAAGTGGAATGCTCTGCCTCCAGCAGACCAGATAGATGGTTCTTCTGGTACTTGTAGCAATCTACCTAAGTAATATTGGTAGCCACAAGTTAAGTAAGTTGTAAATGCAGAGTAAGAAATATGTGCTGGCAATTCATAACCATCTAATTTAATCATCGTATCCCCTGTCTTAAATTGTTACATAGTCCTCTCCTAGAGGACAGGAGTGAACTCGATAGGAGAGAACTATGTAATTCTATTTAGTTGTTAATCAGGTTACCCTCGGCAACCTGATTTAGGAAATGCCCCCCTACCCCCCAAGAAAAAAATCTTGGTTGGTAGAAGAGATGCTTCCCTCGTGTAACCTTCATTGAGGTTTCGCCCCCACTCTTGCGAGTAGGAAAAGTGTAGCACAAAAACAAAAAAGAACCCCACCACCTCGGCGTGTTGCCAAGATGATGGGGACTTTTATTACTTAAGACTTAGGTTACTTAGAACCCTTACCGAACTCAGTTGCTTTAGGGTCAAGTGCTTTTAGGACTGGACCAGCCACTGCTGCTACTGCTGCAGAAAGGAAAGCCTTAGGGCTTGTCTCTCCTGCAAGGTAGAGTGCTAGACAGGCAGCAAAGGCTGCGCGGAAGTATGTCGCAGCAATTGCTACGAGTTTATCTTTATTCATTGGTTCTCCTTAGGATTTGAAGACTGGCTTACCGAACCCTACAACAAAAACAGGTAGGGACTTCTTCAGTGCTGAGCCATTCTTCTTCTTGTAAGCACGCTTCTTCAGGCAGACTTGCCCTCCGTTGCGTTGGTCACCTTTTTTATCAGGGGCAGTGTTGCCCTCGATGCAGATAACTGTACCATCGCCGTTGTCACGGACGACGATTCCAACGTGGGAAATACGGTCAACTCCATCATTTGGGAAGTCGAAGAACACTATATCTCCTGGCAGTGGGGTAGCATTTTCTGGCTTCTCCCACTGGTCTTTCTTGATAAAGGCATTGGCACCTGCTGGGGTGTAGACACAAGAAGGAATTTTCAAGCCCACCTCGTTAGCGCACCAGTTCACAAATGACCCACACCAAGGTTGAAAGTTAGCCTTGGTAAAGGCACCGTATTTAGTTTCATTTTCTTTAGGACCTTCGATGACTCCGAGTTGTTCTCGTGCCATCTTGATGAAGTCGTTACGTTGTCCCATTACTCACTCGCTCTCTTATCAACCTTTGTAAAGGCTGCATTGATTTCTGTTATAGTTAATTTACCATCATCAAGGAAGCCTCTTGCAAGGCGTTCAACAACAGTTGCAACTCCCAGAGTACCCGCAAGTACCACAGCCTTGGCTGTTGAGATTCCCACAACCGCACCCGCACCTATCACCGATAGCCCTGATGCTGCAAAGACTGCAATTATCCGAGCAAGTATGTTCCATACACTGCTGACCATTACTCATCCTTTGGATTGCGTAGTGGATAAGTAATAGCCCAAACAAGAAGGGTACCTACGATGGCATAGCCCACTACTGTCTTGGCTGAGCCGTCAAGGACGACCCAAGCAATACCCATACCCAACAGGGTCCAGCACTGCTCTAACATATCTCTAAAAAAGTTCACGGCTTGCGTCTCCTTACGGTTTTAGATTCTCTACTGGCAGCACCGCCGCCAGAGGAGGTCCCACCACTAGAGGGGGTTCTAGTAGTGGTAGTAGATGCCGCCAAAGTTGCTGCACCAGTAGCAATTTGTCCAACAATAACGGAGGCAACAATAATTTTTTCTGATTCGTCTCGTTCTTCTTCTGACATATCAGCACCTACACTTGCAATAGCAAGTAAGGCTTGGGCTGGGTCACTAAAGATTTCTGCAATTAGTTCTGCTGGATTCTCAAGGAGAACCAGAGCAATTGCTACCTCTGCAGTAATAACAACTTCATTGCCTGCCTCATCTGTACGCACCTCAATAGGTGTATCAGGTGGCAGGGCTGCTAAGGTAAGTCCAGCATCTGCTACGGTCTGTGCACTAATGGGTGCACCTTGTGACTGTGCTATAATCTCAGTAACGACTGCTTGTACTTCTGCAGGTGTAGAGGTTGCAGTTACAACAGCAGGTGGTTCAGGTGCTATAACAGGAGGTTCGGGTGCTATTGGTGCTACGACGGGCGGTTCAGGTTGAAGAGGTTCAGGTTTAGGTGGCTCAGGATTAGGTTCTGGCGCGGGTGGTACAGGCTCAGGGGCAGGCTCTAATGGAGGTTCAACCACAGGTGGTTCCTCTATTGGAACAGGAGGTTCTTCCGCTGGAGGCTGACCAATTGAACCCTCAGGGTCAGGGATTGCAACAGGCGGTTCAGGCTCTACTACAGGAGGCTCTGGCTCGGCAGCAGGGGGTTCAGGTTCAGCAACAGGTGGTTGGGCCACAGGTGGCTCGACTGGTTCGGGTTCTTTGGCTGGCGGTGGCGGTTCTACTGCTGTCGGTGGTGGTTCCGCTACTTCTTTAGGTTTTGCGTTAGCAATTCTTTCTTCTTCCGCTTTCCTTGCAGCCTCTGCTGCTATCGCTGCTCTTGCCGATGCAATTTGCTGGGCATTATATTCTGCCACCCTTGCAGCCTCTGCTACCTCTGCTGCCACTCTTGCTGCCTCTGCTTGGGCTGCTTGTGCTGCGTTAACTGCTGCTAATGCAGCCTCTGCTGCTTGCCTTACAGCCTCAGTATCTACAGGAGTTGGAGGCGGTGTTGGCGTTGGTGTTGGTTCGGGTGCAGGTGTGGGAGTAGGAATCGGTGTTGGCTCTGGGGTTAGAATGGGTGTTGGTGTTGGCTCTGGAGTAGGCGTAGGCGAGGGAGTAGGCGCGGGAGTAGGTTCTGGTGTGGGAGTTGGAGTAGGTGTTGGGGTAGGTGTTGGAGTAGGTTCGGGAGTGGGTTCAGGAGTAGGGACAACACCACTATTGTAGAATCGTCCAGGTCCTGAGTAGTTATCACTTATGTAAGTGGTCCACTCACCAATAAATCCACCTTCGCAAAACAATCTTGCTATGTCACCTTTGCCATTAAAATAAGAGTTGTCTGCATCCCAACCTGTGAGTGCACTATGGATTTCACCAGCAGGATTTGAACAGATGATTGTTACATCCCTGACCATCAACTCTTGTGGAGTTGCAGATGCAGATGGTAAATAAAAACAAGTTCCTACTACTATGAAGAAAGCAACAAGTGTTTTAGTTTTTCTCACATAATAAGACATAAATCTGGTCAACACGGGCCTCTAATCTATTAACTTGGTCTTTGACTGAACTGCCCCCGTTTGTTTTTAATTCAAATAAGTAATGCTTAACCATCCATCGAACTGCTCCAGCAAATGCTGCGCCAATTGCTGATACGGATACTATTAATGCTGCCCAATCTACCGCGCTCATTATACTGTCCTTACGGTTATCTCTATGATGCCACCAAAACCATCAAAGCGTTTATCGGGCGGTGTCATACGGGTGAATGTAACTTGTTCGATTACTGCCTGTCGTGATTCTCCTGTTGTCAAGTCTTGCCAAGTCAGAACATCGCCTGTCTTTTCAATCTCTTCTAGCAATTGGATACGAGCATATGCTCTACCCTCATAGCCAACTACAGTATTAAACCTGTCTGTTTCAATATCAAAACAGTAGACAGGAAAACGAATGACTCTATTGCGCGGAGATGCAATGGTTGCCTTGGCTTGGTATCCCTTAAAGGTAGGACCAGCAGTTGTAGTAGTTGTATCACGGCTAAGTGTAAACTTGTATGCTAGGAACTCTTGTGCTACTTCAGGCTGAGATGTAGTTACTTCTACTGCACCTACACCTGAGTTGTAAGTGATGTGGTCATACTGTGTTTCAGTACCATTCTCATCTGTAGCAAGAGATGACAGTGTAAACTCACCAGATGTAAATGTACCGCGTCCAATAAGACGTTTGTAGTTCTTAGGCTCTAAAGTAGAGAATCTAATTTTACCTGTAGTTATAGAGCCAGATGATGCTAAGACTGTAGTTGATTGAATGGCTATGCCATTACTGCCTGATGTAGTAAAGGCTAGTTGATTGCTATTACCTATAAAATCTACGCTAGTAGCATAGCCAGTAGCAGTACTGAGGTAAGTATCTTTGGCATAGGCAAAGCGTAGAGATTCAATCTCTGTGCCTAGGTCAATGCGATATAGTCCAGGAGATGTACCAATTGTACCAGTTGCCCAGACATATTTATCGCGGAATGCAAAGTCATAGACACCATTAGTGTCTTCAAATATCAACGGACCATAGGACAAGTCACCAGTTGTATCTGAGATACTAGCCACACGCATACCCTTATTGGTACCAATCATCAAGTAACCAAGGTATGACTCAATCTTAAGAACTATCTCCCCAATGGGTAGTTGTGCTGCTACAATCCCTGATGTCAGGGTAGGCATAACACCAGCAGTAGCAGTAGTTAAAACAAACTTGTAGATGGCGGAGTTACCGCCAAGGTAACCAGCAGCATAGATAGCAGAGCCACCTTCAGAGATAGATGACCATACCCAGTCAGCATTAGGGTGTGTGTAAATAGGTGTAGG